AAACAAGTTATGATGCAGAATGAGAAAGTCAACGTTAGTGATTTCACCGTTGTTCTTTTTTACAATTAATTCATGTGAGGCATTTGCATACCATTCAACCGCAGTTTGTTTACTCATTGTTACCTCCATAAGTATCGTTATAATATTTATCTGCTTTTTCTTTTGACCATCCAAAATCCATTACAACTTTCATAATTTCCTCCTTGTGCATTTGTTTGGCTTGGTTAAGTAAATTATTATAAGCTATAACATATTCATCTTGTGATATTTGTTGTGTTTCACGCTGAACTATGTTATTAAAATTTTGTTCAATGTACCATTCAACCGCAGTTTGTTTTTTCATAATCATTTAGTTTTATCAAGTTCTTCTAATAGATTTTCAGCCATTTTAACCGCGCTTACTGCAAACGATTGACCTATCCAAGCGTCAATATTTGAGCAAATACCTTGCAATGCCATAGCGGCAAAGTATTCGCGTTTAGTTAGACCTTCCGCAAGGCTTGTTAAACCTTCAAATCCGAATGCGCATTTTTCTCCGTTTTCCATAGTTATTTAGTTTTAAATTGTTCTCTTTGCCATTCAGCACCTCTTCTAGCACCGTCTTCCCATATCTCTTGGGTTCTACCTTCATCGTAGCCTTCTCTTTCTAAAAATTCTTGAAATGTTTCTTGAGTTGTTGATTCAACTGGTACTTCAAAGACTTCTACTCCGTCATGGTCTGATTCATCCCATAGCATTGAGTCATCACAGTTCAGAATGTCGACAATGTACTTTGCTTCTTGCTCTGTTGTTTCTTTGGTGTTGTAGATGAACACCGTTCTTTTTGTTTTCATAAATTATTTTTTTATTTAGTTATTATGTGTTTTGCAAATATATTAACATTTTTGGAATTATTGCAATACGCCTTTGTGCGTATTAATCTGCCCATATCCAGAAACCGATCATTCTATTGTCAGATTACTGTCCTGTAGTTCCTGGCGGATGTACTCTCTTATCCTGTAGCATACGTCCATTTCTTCTGGAGTGGCTTCTCCTGATCCTTCTATGGCGGCTCCGTATTTATGCACGCTGCGAAGCTTCTGGTCGAGTTCCCAGAGGAGCATTTTATACTTAATCCCATCGAGAGCAGTACGCAGTTCATCCGCCTCTTCTACCCGGTCAAATTCTATTGTCACCTTGCTCATAGCTTGTAGTTTTTATAACATAATGAAGGTAGTGAGGAATATGTTGGTGAGGGCGATCATTATAAGTTACCCAAAAACCGATTATCTCAATATCTTTTTCATTACATGACTTTATAAATTGTTCATGCTCTGCCATTTCTTGAGTTCCTGTGTGGAACTTAATATGCTCAATTTTTGTTTCCTTCATAGCTTTTCTATTTCTGTTTTTACTTGTTCCCAAAATCTAAATTCAGAATCCATGTTTTGAAGTTGAAATGAGTCGCCTCTACCATAATCGGTAAGTGCATCTTCTATTTCAGCTACTGCTATCAAGGCACAATGCTTTGCATCGTCTTTTGCCTCCTCGTCATAAAGCAGTCCTGCTCGTAGATAGATCCAATACTTGTCGACTAGTTCCTTAGCCTTTAATTTAGGTGTCATGATTACTCAAATGTATTCGTGTAGTATTCCTCAAATTGCTTCTCGAAGATTTCTCTCAGGCGAGGGGCTTTGGTCACATGAGCAAGATACAAATCTTTCATCTCCTGCTTATGCATCTCTCTAACCTCCTTGAGTGCCGCATTCCACTCCCATTTATCTTTTGGAGTGTCCCATAGTTTTTCGAAGAGGACATCTACCGAGGTTTGCTTCTTGTTACTCAAGATTACCTCCTAAACCCACTCCAAAAACAAATAAGGAAACCGTTATAAATAGAGAGATAAACCACCATTTGGTGGGTGCAAATCCTGCTTCTACTTCTATCAGCCCAAACAGCCAAGATTTTTTGTCATGCCACACCTCTTTGAAAGAGGCGCAAGTAATTACACACATGATGATAAGTGCTATTAAATTGATGATTTTTAAAGTATCTATGTTACTCATTGCTGTTTATTTTAATTGTCCCTAAAGTTCCACTTGCCAAGGCAGGAGAGGAATAGACATTATCCCAGTCATTGTCTTTTGCAAGTTGATGCCAGATGGTTCTATAGATCTGATAGGTATTCCCGATAAACTCGGTGCTATTGTACCCATAGCTTTGATTGTCTGCAAATTGAGGGATTAAGATTTGTTTAGCTTTTCTTAAATGCTCCTCAGCATCATCTCGTCTTTGAATTTGATCAGTAAACGGAAACCCTTTTACCATTGCTTCAATAGTGTTTTGTAATTCCCATTGACCAGAAGCGAAGCGAGAAACATCTTCAAGGCATTGAGCGACTAATCTCATTTGCTCCTCTGATAATTCAATCGTGTATCTCTTACTCATTGTATTTATTTTTAAAATTTACACCCGAAGGTGGAGGGAGAGAACCCCTCTGTGTTGGTAGCCTAAACGTGCAGAGCTACTGCTATTAGTTCCTTTCTCAAGGGACAACACATTTTGCCTTTTTAAACGACATCGAGAAGGCTAACTCTATCTCCTATACGATGAGAACAGTTACTTGAGCTTGTGTCAGAGGCTTACTGTGTTTTACGATCCCCTCGCGAGCAGGGCTGTTTATTTTTCTTTCTTATTCATTTGAGAGAGTACCCACGTCAAGACCTCTAACTTTAACTCATCGGAGAGATCCTCACTAAAGGTCTTTCGGAGCATACGCTCATACACCAGCTGCTTCACTATCTTCATCTGTATCTTTTTCTTCTAATGAGGCACGGAATAATCTTGCGTAGTTTTGAAACTCAGGATCGTTTCTCATTTCTGTGAGAGGTTCAAGTGAGATACCTTCAAATCCAGCGATTAACTTTACTGCGGATCCTACGATCTCTTCATTGCTTGCATCCATGTTGAGAGCTAAAAGCTCCATTAGCAATTTTTCAAATGCTTCAGCAAAGGCTTCTACTCCACTGCTTGTTAAATTTAATTGACTCATTTTGTATTGTTTTCACAAATGTACGAATAACGGAAAACAATATGCAAATTAAGTTATTAACAATTTTAAATATTATTAGGAAGTTTGTATTCCTCTCCAGAGTTGAGACTCGACTTATAATCCTTGATTATGTCGCATAGGAGTGGCTTTTTGCCGATCTGAGAGCAGCCCAATTGATGAGCGTTATAGTACCCACATTCAGGGCATTTACTTTTTTGCTTTTTCATAGATGCAAGGTACTATTTTTTTCAATATCTTTGTTTGTATAAATAAAAAATAAATGGATAAGCCACGTAAAAATAAAGAGAGTGTAAAGAATCCACTCAGCTATAATAAGAAGACTGGAGTTCTTACAAAAGGTAAGACTACTTTAAATACAGATACTGGAGAGCAGGTAAAGAAAAACTTATCTATTGCCATGCCTGGTAAGAAGGGTAATGGTAAGAATCGTTTCTACAGTATGAAGGAAGTTAGCTCACTTGCTGGAGGAGAGAAGAAGGTTCTCAAGTCTAGAGAGGTTAAGGTAGATAATAAGGGTAATAAAGTTAAGACTAAGGTTGATGGAAATGTTACCATGACCAAGACTAAGAAGGCCGGAGGAAACTCTCGTATTTCTATTACCGATTCTAATACAGGTAGAAAGTACTCCGCTAAGAATGTAATAGCAGCTAATAAGAAAGTTAATAAATTAAAGAGATCATAAGATATGGCAAAGGTTCAAACAACTTCTAACTTTAAGAAGAAGCCTAAGGTGAAAAGACCAGGAGTAATTGCAAAGACAAAGTGTTCTTGCTCAAAGAACTCTAAAAACTATGTTAAACCTTACAGGTCGCAAGGTAAACCTTAGTAAGTTTTTTTGTAATTTTATTTTTTAGTTGTATATTGCAGGTATAACAAATTACTATGCTTATATACTTATCAACTAACAAAATCAACGGTAAAAAATATGTTGGTTACACTACTCTTACTTTAGAGAAAAGGATTAGAACGCATGTTTACAAATCTCATTCTAAGTCTCAATATTTTTATCTTTTTAAAAACGCTTTGCGTAAATACGGACCTGAATCTTTTTCTTGGGAAATTCTTGAATATTGCAATTCTATTGAAGAGTGTTTTGAAAAAGAAAAGTATTACATTAAGACGCTAAACACGATTTCACCAAATGGTTACAATTTAACTGAGGGAGGTAATGGAGGTGTTCAGTCTAATGAAGTAAAAGAAAAGATATCTAACTCTTTAAAAGAGTATTATAAAAAAAATGGACATCATTGTTTTGCAAACCTTACAAAAGAAGATAGAAAGGCTCGGGCTAAAAAAGCTTGGGATACTAAAAATAAAAATGGATACAAGGCAATAAAAGGCTATAAAATGTCTTCAGATAGTCGGAACAAAATGTCTGAGTCAAAAAATAAAAAAAATGCATTAAGTTGGTTTAATGTTAATACAGAAGAAAAACAGTATTTATCTTGTACTGAAATGGCTAAACACACTGGTTTAACAGCTTCAACTTTTCATCACATAAAAAAGGGAAGATCCTCATGTACTAAATCAGGATGGAAATTGGATTGTTAACACAAAAAACAATATATTTGTTTAATATTCTTAATTAAGAAATAGTATGAAAAAACAAATGCTTAAGAGAAAAGATGGCAGCGTGTCTCCAAGAGGACTTTGGGATAATATAAGAGCCAATAAAGGATCTGGTAAGAAACCTACTGCCGCTATGTTAAAGCAGGAGAAGGCTATAAAATCCAAGGTTAAAAAAAAATAAATAAAAAATAAATAAGAAATAAAATGGCTAAAACACCAGCTTGGACTCGTAAGGAGGGGAAGGATCCGAAAGGCGGCCTCAATGCAAAAGGAGTTGCTTCTTATAGAAAGGCTAATCCAGGATCGAAGTTGCAAACTGCTGTAACCAAGAAACCTTCTGAAATAAAGAAGGGAAGTAAGGATGATAAGAGACGCAAATCCTTTTGTGCAAGAATGTCTGGTATGCCAGGTCCGATGAAGGATGAAAAGGGTAAGCCGACAAGAAAGGCATTATCTCTAAAAAAATGGAATTGCTCTTAAAAAAAATAGTATATTTGCTTAAATATTTTATACCATGAACGCATTCGACTTAAATAAAAAGGAATATATCCGAGTTAATAACAACAGTGAAGGAGATTTGACTCAGTTTAAAAAAGTTAATTTTTTGACTTCTTTTGTCATTACAGCTGATGTAGCTAAATTTTTACCTACGGTTTATGATTCATCTACAATTAATGGTTCAAATGATAATTTAATTACTAACGCATCTCAGTACTGTTCTGAAATATACAATGATGGAAATGGTTACGCCTGCTACATTGCGGAAATGGGTGTTTTGAATAGCACTACAAATGTTAACATTCCATACGCAAAGGTGAATGTATACGCTATGGATGGACGTGATCTTTAATTAAATTAATATGGCAACAATGTATACCACCGCAAAGGTTAACCCTCTAACAGGGATGACCACTGACAATAATCCTAAAAAGGAGGCTCGTCAAGAAAAAAGACAGATGAGAAGAGATGAGAGAGCTTTAAACAAAAGTCTTAATGAGGGAATTAAAAAGCAGGGTAAAGGTTTAAAGCAATACTACAAAGGCATCCCTGTTGAAGAGACTGCAAATACTCCAAAAACAAAAGATTGGAGAGACAAGGCTAAGGCAGATAAGGGTGGGAAAAAAGGATTGGTTGTAAAAGGTGGTAAAGGCGGACGAGTAAATTACAAAAAAATGGACGAGTCTTGTAAGAAGCCTAAATAGAGTCTCTGCTCATAAAGATAGACTTTATTGACTCGTAAGATAATTTGAATAGGCGTGGGTTTCCCATGCCTATTTCTATTACAGCATATTCTGGAACCAACTCGTCAACTTGACGAATAGACATCACGTCACGAATGTCGAACATAGTTCTTACCAATTGCTCTGTTGGAGTGATATCAAAAAAGTCTACTCCCCCACTATTGGTTAAAACCTCCTCAGCCTCGATATAATAGCCTTTAATCAACATTTGGTCTTAGGATATATCTAATGAGTCTGCGTAGGTTTTTTGCGTCTCTATAGGAGAGTGGGATTAATTGTCTACCAGTGTCATCTGTTATGGCAACGTCCACACCTGCACCATTAGCCCATTCCGTTACTTCTAGCAATTTTCCTTCCTCTTGATCATGGAAGTATGCTACCTTAATTTTTTTTGTATGCATTTTCTTTAAATCTTAATAATTGATCTTGTTCGAGTACATACGAGTCGCCTGTTCCCAAGTTGCGAATGTTCTCTTCTTTTTTAATATCCTCTGAACGAGCGTATCCAGCAAAGCGAATGGTGTAGTCATTCTCCACTATAGCGAGGACATACATATCCATCGGCTGAGGGTTTAACTTGACAATCATACGTCCCTTTGGAAGGCGAGTGCTTTTTATGTCTATCGTTAAATTCTTATATACACAATCTGGCTGGCCTGCTGTATCGTCTCCAAAGGATAGGCTAAAGTGGATATTGTGCCACTTGCAGAAGGCGTACTCAGATAGGCATCCGTCAAAGTCAATTTCAAAACCCGACTTGTCTGAGGCAAACTTTTGGTCCACCACATTTTTCTTTCTACTGAAGAAAGATCTTGTAGAGGCTAGTGTCCTTAGGAAGTGTACCTCCGATTCGTTTAATTTTATTATCATGCAGAGAATCCGTTTTGATTATCATTCCCGTCAAGATAAGCTGCAATAACTATTAAACATGAAATAGCTAATGCAAGTAGCAGCCAGTTGTTCATAGTAAAAATTTAATGTTTGGAGGTGAATATGAAGAGGATTTTACTACTTTTCCATAATCATTGTAGATAGGTTTACCATCCTCTAGTTTTGACATATTAGATCTGTGTATCTCATTAAAGATATCCTCTAATTTATCCTGAATGCCATGACGTATTGCAGTTCCAATTAGTACGTATAACATATCACCAATTGCATCAGCAACCTCCACTAAATTACCATCAGCCGCGGCGTCTGCATATTCCTCAAGCTCCTCTAATAAAAGACGGTACTGAAGAACAATCTCGTTGCGATCTAAATTTGTAGTTTCCTTTCTAATAGGTAGATTAAAGGCCGTGTTAAACTCCTCTACCTTATCAATTAAATTTTTCATTGTGTGTTTTTATTTTCTTTTACAAAGATACAAAAGAATTTTGAAAAGTCGATTGAATTATATTAACAAGACTTTGTTATGATCCGCAGTAAAGACAGCCTTCGTCCTCTTCCTCTGTATTTGTAGATACGCGAACAGCCTCCATTTCTACTTGAGCATCTGTCCAATCTGGATGCATATTCTTAATTAGGTGTTTTAAAAAAAGCAAGTTATTTTCCATATTTTTTATCTTCTTCGTATTCGTAATCCATTAGCGTGACAATTACTGGAGTGTAAGTGTCTGTTTCTTCATTATAAGTCATCCATAGCTCTTCGTAGGTAGACGGCAAGGTCGAGTGCTTCTTCATATGCTTCATTTAACCAATCCTTCAAAGTTAAATCTTTTCGGTCAACTGTGGTTCCATATTCTTTCAAACCTTTTTCCTCTCTCTTGCGAAGATCAGATATAACATTTTCTAGTACAGTTGAATATTTTTTTTCTTCTACAAAAGTGTACTTTATCTGACTTAATATTGTCTTACTCTGCTCCATGTGTCTCATA